CCCCAGCCAGTAATTCGTAAGCGTAAGATTAAAACTCCCATCGTGCTGTAATGAAAATCTCTACCGAAAAATCCCCCTACTCTAAGACTGTAGTATTTGGTGCAGCCAAGACTGGTAAGACACGTATGGTTGGCCGCTTAGCCCAGCACTACAGACTAGACTACATTGACGGCGAGAATGGCAGCAGTACATTTCTTTCTAAGGAAAACTTACTGCCAGAATACTTAGAGAATATAAATCTATTCCGCCTACCAGACGATGGTGACAACGGACTTATGTTTACAAGTCTCTACCGTATGCTGACTACGCCTAAGACTACTATATGCGACGAACATGGCAAAGCTGAGTGTGACTTCTGCATTAAAGCTAAATTACCTAGCACAGAGTTCTCCATCGTAGAGAAAAATCCTGCCCGCATCGTAGTGATAGATAGCTTAACCCAGCTTACTACTAGCTGCTTGGCTTACGTGACTCGTGGCAAGCCAGACGATTACAAGTATCAACTTGACGACTGGGGTAAGATGAAGTCTTATATGGAACGTATGTTTAGCGTAATACAGTTAGCACAGTGCAACATCATTGCCATTACTCACGAAGAAGTAGCTGAGTTTGAAGATGGTAAGAAACGCATTGTGCCAGTAGCAGGTAGTAGCAAGTTCGCAGTGACTACCAGTAAGTACTTCGACACCGTGGTTTACACAGAGCAACGCGGTGGTTCCTTCGTAGCTAGCTCAGGCCCAGGTAAAGTACCTAATGTACTTACTGGTAGTAGGCTTAATGTTAAGACGGAAGAAGTTAACAAGCTCTATTCACCCTTGCAACTTATTTACAATAAAGGAATTGTTTAATCATGATGTTAATTAATATGCTAGACATAGCACAGCAGTTAGAACTGCAAAACCAAGAAGCTCACTACGATATTGACGACAATGCGTTTCAATTAGTACAAGGTAAAGACGACGAAGACGACGAAGTTCTTATGGAACATCTTAGCTTCAAAGAGCTTGCTATGTACGCAACAGGATTGGCGTGTGAAACAGTATGAAAGGCTTGTACATTAGAAACACTGTAGGTGGTATGATTTGGCAATCTTATGCTGTACGCAACGAAACAGAAGTTGAAATGCTACGCAAGACTGCGCTGGCTAATGGCTACCTAAGCGTTACATTAGACCCTACTCCGCCAGATGAAGAAACTTTCCCTAACTGGAGAGATTCAGAAAGTTGGAAAGCCCGTATAAAAGATGTAGTGCAAGCTCCAGACTTCCCAGAAACCTAACTACTGATAACTTAGTTAGACCAAAGCCACAAGCCTAGGTTAAAAAGCTATCACAATCTCCCTATCTTTTTAACAACCTTTAACATTTATATAGAAACATTACTACCATGTCAGAACAATCAATGAATCAAATGCCAGACTTAGACTTAGATGATATCGAAGACCTACCAGGTTTTGATACGCCTCCTAGTGGCGAATACGTTTGTGCTCTTAGCTTGGCTCAAAAAACCTTGAAAGACAAAGAGTACGTTAGCTTTGACTTCAAGCTTATTGAAACTAAGCAATTGGGCACACAAGAGCTTGACAATCCTCACGTTGTTGGGCAAAAGTTTGGCGTACTGTATGGCTATACTGAGCAAGGCTTGGGCTTCATGAAGCCACACCTTAAACAGTTCAAAGCTGCACTAAGTACTTCCGGTAAAATCTCTGAGATTATTGAAGCTACTAAAGACCTGAACGTAGCAGTTACGTTTAAGTACAAAGAGAGCAAAGGCTCAGGCGAGAACGAAGGTAAAGAGTACAAGAACTTGGTTATCGCCAAGCTCGAAGTTATCTAAGCCAACGTTAGTTATGTAAGTAAATAAGGTAGAGGCTAATAACTTCTGCCTTATTTTTTCCTTTAACACTTTATAACCTAAACACTAACCTATTATGTACGCTCAAGAACAAATGCAAGATGCCTTGCGAAACCCTGCTAAATGCGCAGAGTATGCTACTAACTTAGCCCAGACATACTTTGAAATGCATAGCTCTATGTCTCGGGGTAATCCTGTAGACTTTAACCTAATGCACACTGTTAACAATCAACTAACAGCACTTGTTATTGAAAGTGGTAAGCAGATATTTTTAACTGCTACGATTGACAATATCCAAAAGCAGCAAACTAAGTTGGAATCTACTCTAACTGAAATCAGTATGATTGCTGCGCCTACCACTAACCAAGCAGAGCAAACTAAGTCTGCTGTTGGAGGTGAAACTTCTACTCTTACTACAGGAAACGTGGTTAGCATTAATGCTACTGCAGCAACCAATGACAACTAAGCTTGCAGTAAACAACTTTCATGCCTACCTTGCTTTTGTGTCAGCGTTAAAAAAGCCTCCAGAAGTTCTTATCAAAGAGATGACAGCTGCCAAGGCAGACGCTACGCACATGGCATTAGGTATTGCAGGAGAAGCAGGCGAATTAGTGGACGCTATTAAGAAGTGGGCAATCTACAACAAAGACTTGGACGTGACCAATGTTAAGGAAGAACTAGGAGACCTAGCTTTCTACATGACTGGTCTAATGGAACTACTAGGCATCCAGCTAACCGACGTAATAGATATGAATGTAGCTAAGCTACAGAAACGTTACGATTCTTTAACCTACACTGACGCAGATGCTACTGCGAGAAAAGATAAACAATGAAAGCTAATTTATTAGTAAGTCTTATGGGCTTGTTTGAACAAACTTTTGCTGGCAAAACTGTACGGACTCTGCCTAGTTTAATTAACTATGGCGGGGGAACTAAAGTACCTGCTGCTACCTACGGCAAGCATACTTGTGTGTCCACTAAGAAAGAGATTCGCCAGCACAACGAGCTAGTTAACACTAGACAAGTTATGCGCTTCCGTGCTCGTAAACCTACCCATCCATCTAATACTACATATGATTACTAAAGCTAATCTCCACCGCAAGCCAATGCTTGCAGACGCTCCAACCAAACCACTGTCTTTGCTAGAGCGTGCCGACCTTACTATCAATGGTCAACGTCAACAAGACTACGGCGATAAACTAACTAACTTTACGCAAATCGCTATGCTGATGACTGGCACACTGGTTCGTAAGCTAGCCCCTACCCAGGTCATTACTGCAGAAGATGTAGCCTTGCTTATGATGCAAGTTAAAATTGCACGCCTAGCACATATGCCAATGCACAAAGATTCTATCTTAGACATTGCAGGCTACGCTGGCTGCATGGATAAGTTGCAAGACGAACGCGCGGGATTAACCGACGACGGTATTGAATGTCTGTTAGGCACAGTTATCCGAAGTTAAATAGTTTCATGATAAAGATAAAAGTTTATACTGTTGTCTTTATCTTAAAGTTATTTATTAAACAAACAGGAAAGTAAAGAATGTCTAAACTACGTTTATCCCCATTTGACTTAGCAGAATACGCCAGACTTTGTTTAAGTAATGAGAAAATTAAACAAGCCAGCATAAGAGCCTATGATATAGCTGGAGCTAAGAAAGCTAGGCAAGCTAACACAGCTCTCTATAAAGAGTACGAGAGTAAGCAACTGCCTGAAAAAGTTCCTAGCTACCAAGAAACTCACCACAAATATTTATCTCTGGAACAACGCATTCGTAGATTAGAAATTGAACTTGGACTACTATGAAACTAGACACAAGCACATACTTAGTTACTAAAAAACCTTTAATCAGAGTAGGCGTGGTTCCAGCACTAGAAGATAAAAAGTACGCACTGCTGATACACCCTTTGCTTGTAGCTTATAAAGACACCTATGATTTCATTCTTAACCCAGAAGCTCCGTGCGCTTTATACATTACTACTTGCCCAAAGTTTCTTGCAGATAAAATCGGTGCGCGCAAAGCTACTATCAATGACTTTTACGGAACAATTATCGAAGGTAACGTATTGGTGCTTAATCCTTTTGAGCATTATAGAACTGTTGATACTTACGCTTTTCTGGCTAAGCGTTTTCTTCGTAAGCTTCTTAATCCGGATAGTTTTTACAAAGCAGGGCAGTTCACGTGGCAGATACTAGACTTAGCCAAGGATTCTATAGAAGCTAAGGCAGCCATACACTTCCTTATGCAGTGTAGTTTAATAGCTGCAGACATTGAAACTCCAGGTAAAGAACTAAGCATTAGTTGTATTGCGTTAGCTGGATATAACTCTAAGCTAGGAATAACAAAAACTTATGTCTTGGAGTTCACTTCCTTATCTAATGTGCAATGGCTACGTACTGCACTAGGAACAACAGCCGCTATTAAGATTTTTCAGAATGGACAGTATGACATTACTTATCTCTTACGGTACGGAATTATTCCTTATAATTATCTACTTGATACTATGGGTTTGTTTCATAGTTGGTATGCAGAACTACCTAGACGACTTGACTTTATTGCAGCGTTTGCATTACAAGATGCTGAGTTCTGGAAAGACGACAAGGTTGGAGACAGGCACGAATTTCTACGCTACAATGCGCGTGATAGTTTCTTTACTCTACATGCGTGTGTTAGCTTACTGTTGGAAATGCCTGATTGGGCTTATATTAATTACAGCCACACTTTTCCTTTGCAGTTTTGCTGCTTACTTATGGGCATGCGAGGTCTTAAAGTTAATCAAGAAAAGCTTTCTGAACTTGAAGTAAAAGCAAGAGAAAATATTGAGGTCAGTCGCAGACGCCTAGCTATAATGGCAGACAATGTTAACTTTAATCCTGGAAGTCCTAAGCAGGTTCTTACCTTGTTTCATATCTATGGCGCTAAGGAACTAGACTCTACCGATGCTAAAGCTACAGTAGCCTTTAGCTCTAAGCACCCACTCAACAGTATCCTTGGTTTTCAGCTAACCACCTACAGAGAGAACTTAAAGTTCCACAGTAACTATGCATTGGTCAACTTACTTAACGGCAGACTGCATTACAGTCTTAATCCTTGGGGCACAGAGTCAGGCAGATTCAGCAGCAGCGGTAGCCACTTTAACTTTAACGAATATTGGGGAACTGGTAGAAAGCCTAGTTATGTATCTTATGGATTTCAAATCCAGAACGTTCCAGTAGAAGCTAAAGTTTTCGTGGATGCTGATGAAGGATTTTCTATTTTAGAGATTGATTACAGTCAAGCAGAGAGTAGAACTACTGGTTACTTAGCACAGGACTTAGCCCTAATAGATGCAGTTGAAAACTCTCCAGACTTTCATAGTCACAATGCTTCTAAGTTCTTTGGCTTAGACTTTGATTACATTGTAGCCGAAGCTAAGGAAGCTAAGAAAAATCATACCTTCAGTATCCGTGACCTGAGTAAGCGTACTAACCACGGCGCTAACTATAACATGGGGGACTTTGTTTTAATCTCTACTATGGGCGAGAAGAATCTATGGCAAGCTAAGGCTTTACTTAAACTTCCTGACCCCTACGGGTTACAACAAATTGCTAGGCATTTGTTAGTAGGCTTCTGCAATACCTACCCACGCCTGAAAGGTACGAACTATGTAAATGAAAAGTTTCACACTAATGGAGTTAAGCATCTGATAAATGACAACACTTATTATGGTGAACTCATACTACAGATTAAAGCTACCAACATGCTAGTAAGTCCGTTAGGCTACACTAGATATTGCTTTAGTGACCCGATGACTAGCAAGCCAGCTCTTAACAAATACGTTGCGCACCCAAGTCAAAATCTTTCGGTTGCACTTATTAACAGAGCTATCCTGCGTATCCATAGTAATAAAGAACTGCGCAACGAAACTAACTTTAGATTATGCGCGCAAATTCACGACAGCTTATTGATACAAGTAAGAACTACGGAAATACATAAGCTCTTACCTATAGTAGAATCCCTCATGAACGAACCTATCGAAGTTCATGGTAGAATACTAAAGATTCCTTTTGAAGCAGATAAACCTAAACTAACCTGGAAATGACTATGTCCTTTAAAGATAAACTAATTGTGCAGCTAGTCTTACTAAACCCTTGCGTGTACCAGAACGGCTGGTTTTACCGTAAGCTTATTCAACTGTGCCGCCTGGACTGCGAGTGTTGCAGTTACCTACGTGCTATGGCATGGGGCTGGGTGTTCATTAACTTAGGACTATTCCTGTCCTATCTTCTCTGGAGGTTTATAGCATGATTAAGCAGCATAGTATTCCTAGCGAATTAGACCGATGTCTTAGTTTAGATATTGAAACACTAAGCACAAGTGGTAACGCTGCCGTTGTTGAAGTAGGAATGATTTTGTTTACTAAAGATAAACAATTTCTTACTATCTTAGCTGCTGAAGTGTACAACATTCCAGCCAGACTCTATTCTGTAGATACCCAGTTTCGCATTGAGGCTAGCACAATTGACTGGTGGCACAGTTCTAGTGGTAGAGATTTATACAACTTACCCAACCAAAGTAGTGACTTAACTTTAGACCAGCATCGGTCTGTAGTAGACCATAAGTTACGCGACGAGTTTAAAGCTAAAGAATACTTTACACGTGGGCACTTTGACTTACCTATCTTGAAGAATTTCTGCTATAATTTTGACCCACTAGCAGTTAACTACCGATGCCACCATGACATTCGTACTTTACACTCTATACCTTCTATTAAATCTGCCACCCCTGCCCCTCTCAATAATCATAACGCATTAGTCGATGCAATGCACAATATAGAAATAGTAGCCGCAGCTTACAACATAGAAATAAGGTACGAAGACCAATGTCGTTATTTAGCCAATCTCTGTTTAAGGACTACTTCCGCGCGGTAGAAGCTACAGAGTCTGCTAGGATTTGTCACAGGTGGGCTGCAATTAGTACGATTGCTAGCTTGCTTGGAGATAAAGTGTATATTAATTTTGGGGGCACAAAAGTGTACCCTAATTTTTACATCATGATAGTAGGTTCTGCGGGTAGCCGTAAGTCAACTGCTATTAAGTATGCAGCTAAATTATTAAAGGAGGCCAAGTACGTTAACCTAGCAGCAGCGGCTACAAGTCGTGAACAATTTTTCGAAGACTTTGCTAGTATGGTTGACCAGGACACAAGGGACAGTTATCTAGCAGGATTATTAGACCCACCAGACTTAGAGAAAATCAGCACTAACTACACAGTAATTGCTGACGAATTTAATGACTTTGCTGGGTTGAACAATATTGGCATGTACACTAGCTTAGCTAATCTCTGGGATTACACTGGTGTTTTTGAGTATAGACCTAAGCACGGGAAGAAGGTAGCAATCATTAATCCGTTGCTTAATATTCTAGCGGGTAATACAGCAGATGGATTCGCAGCAGCTTTCCCAGCTAACGTATTGAATCAAGGCTTAGTGAGTAGGACTTTAGTTATTAACTCGGGTAAAATTAGGCAGAAACTTTATTGGCCTGAGACCCCAGACCCTAGCTTAATCAAAAACCTAGTCGGCAAGCTAGTGCAAGTGAGCAAGTTGGAAGGTGAAATTATTATAACTGCTGGAGCTAAGAGTATCCTTAAAGATATATATGAAAATTGGCATAACATTGAAGATAGTAGATTTGCTAGCTACGGAAGTCGCCGCTATCGGCAGTTGTTAAAGTTATGTATCGTGATAGCTGCCAGTTATGGCGGAGTTTTAGTAACTAAAGAATATGTTATAGAAGCTAATACCATTCTTACTTTTGCTGAGCGGCATATGCCAGATGCATTAGGAGAACACGGGCTAAGTAAATCTAGTCCAGTGGTAGGGAGAATTTTAGATACAGTTAAGAACCATCCTAGTGCATTAATACAAGTAGACGAAATTTACAAAGCTGTAGCTACAGATGTAAGGGACTTAAAAGAATGTAAGGATATTATCATGAACCTTGTTGCAGCTGATAGACTACAAGCTACACGGGCAGGAATGACTTACGTGCACAAAAAACCTAAGCCTGGAGGAAACGAAAGCTTACATTGCAACATGAAAACCCTATGGGAGAATGAGCAACAATATGGGACTATATAATTTTTATCCAACTAAAGTAACTATGCTAACCTTAGAAGAAGCTAAGCTTGAGCTACAAAAATGTATAGAAGCCTTTTGCAACAATTGGAAACCAGACTGGCCTACTGCGTTAACTATGGATGAATGGTATGAACAGTTTGAAGTTTTTCAATTAACTAATCCAGCTAACTATGAACAATCTAGCAGCTCTACTTAAACCTAAACGGCAACGTCCACCCCCAAGCGAAGTGCAAAAAACCCAATGCAAACTGTTCTTAGACGCTGGAAACTTAGAGCGTTTACGAATTAACGCAGAAAGTTTACTAAGCTCAAAATCTCTAAGCACTTATGAGATAGACATACAAAGCAGAATAGTAGTGCAAAATTTTATTAAAGTAGTACGTGCTGTACAAGCAGATAACAAATATCAACTTAATCATCTTCCTAGTAAAAAGGCTTTGGCAAAACTACCTACAATTTTTTTCTAAAATTTCATCCAACAAAAAACCCCACAGACTAATCAAAGTTGTGGGGTTTTTTTTCGTCTACATTTTACTTGACATTAACTTCCATATCACGTTCGGCTTCAGGTATCATTTCTACCTTGCCGCCTAGCATCTTACTCAACTGCTTAGCTTCCTCGGAATTTTTAACCATCTTCCTTAGTCGCTCACCAGCATCAGTAGTAGAATTGCTTAGCTGATTTTTATACCAGTTGTTAAAGCCAGTTAGTGTGCCGCCTCTGTTAACGAACTGTTGTGCAAACTGTTTCTTTTGTTCAGGAGTTATCTCATTATCAGGGTCACGCATATGCGACATAACAGCTTGTCCTAGCTCCAGTGTTTTCTCTCTATCCTGCAAGCGATAGTTATTAAAGCGGAACACTGTATCTAAGTAAACTGCTTCGTCCAGTGGCTTACCTCCGAGCATACGCATAGTTTGTGTAGCCCAGTGTGGCATCCAATCGTCAGGATGTTGAAACTTATTATCATGAATGTTAACAGCTTCCTTGCCAGACATTGTTGTACTGTAGCCTGACATAACAGCAGCTAACTGTTGTACAGGACGGTTGAACACATTGTGTTGTACAGCATGGCTAAACGTGGCAGATAAGTCCGCACCATTAGCTGACTGCGTAACAAAATCACTAACCTGCCCAATCATTCCTTTCCAGATTGCGACACTAGGGACTTCAGTAATATTGTTAGGGGTTCTAAAGTCTACAGCACCACGCGTGGACAAGTTAAGCCCAAGCATAGAACTACCTACTCCGTACAACATACCTTCTGCCATTGCTCTGTTAGTAGAGTCAAACAAGCCAGAATAAATATCCTGCTTATCCTTGTTGTTCTCCGCTACCAAATGCGTGTTAATAGCATTGAACCCTGGCAGAGACTTAGCGCCAAAGATGCCAGCTTGTAGCGCAGCCATTTCTGCCAGCATACGTTTGTCCCCACTGTCAATAACATCTAACACACGATGCACTAACCTAGCTTGATAGCTCTGGAATAAACCAACAGCAGCACCTACTGTACCTTGGAACAACTGAGGACGTTGGCTAGCTGTATAGTTACCATGCAACTTCTGCGTGATAGTATTCATCAAACTCAAGATATCACTAGGAGCCATTACATGCCCAGCTTCCTTAGCGGCTTCGGCAATCTGCAATCCAGCATCGGCTGCTAAGAACTGTAATTTACCTTCAACAAAGTCACTAGGTTTAGCAACAAAGTTAATAGTTTTCTTTAGTACTTCGCTAAGCTTACTGCTGTTCTGCATTTCGCCAGACCTGATAATGTCTAGCATAGCAACTTGGCTTTCCTGCCTTACAGCTTCAGCACCTGACTGAGTAATGCCTAAGCGGTTATACAACTGTACTAAAGTTTCTTTGTCATTACTGGCAAAATCTTTAAGCAAGCTATCCTTAGCCAGCATTGTATCACGGTAGACAGACTTGTGCGCTAGCTTAACAAAGTTAACTGAGTTACCAGTGAACCCTGCTTCGCCTACGCCGATAGCTTTAGCAAACATTGCTTGGCTTTCAGGAGTAGCAATACGGTTACCTACGTCTTTAATAGCTAAGCCAACTACACTACTGCCTAAGATTGGACTGCCAATAATATTAACAATAGTGTTTAGTCCGTCTAACCGTAGCTGACCAGTAACCAACACCATGTTGCTATTACGGACAGCTTTGTCAAAAGCAGAGTTTTCTCCTACAGTTTTGTTACTAGCTTTGTAGATAGCTTCTTGGTAGCTCTTCTCAATACCTAACTTCTCGTAAGTCTTAGTTAAAGCTTCCAAGTCCAGCGCAGTTTCTTTCTTGTTAAACACAGACTTAACTGCGTCAAACACAGGGCTAAGGAACTTGTTACCCCCTTCATCTATAAACCGTAACATGCCGTTAACTACACCTGGGTTTTGTACCGCCAGCAGTTGATTAATAACTTGTTCAGCCGGAGTAGGCTTACCTTTGTCAAGATACTGTTGAATGCTGTTCTGCTTAACAATACCACTATCACGGGCAGCAGCTTCTTGGTAAGAAATTGCACGAAGGCTAACAAACTCGTCAGCGTGTTTCATAGCAATCATATTACGTTGCACAGCTAACTCATTACGCATATGCCAGTCTCTAGTGTCTGCAAAGAACTGCTCAACACTACGGCTTTCAGGAGCACTAGCAAACATCTTATGCTTACTAACCAATTCGTTCTTTAAGCTACTACCATTGAATGACAACGAGTTATCAAACTTCTCAATATCTTTAAAAAAGTCCTTGCTTTCTTTAGCTGTGTAAGCTTCCAGTCCGTCAGCAATAGCAGTAGACTTAGCCGCTAATAATTCCTTAGCATCTTTAAAAGTGAAGACTTTAGTCTGCCCAGCGTATGCAGGGTTCTGGTGATTGTCGCTACCTTTAACAATCAGCGCAAATGGATTCTTTGCTTTATTAGGACCTGGCATGTACAAGCTAAGCAGCTCAGGCTCTGTGTAGCCAGGATTAACCTGAGCACCGCCTTGCAAGCGACGCAACTCATTACTATTCTTTAAGCTCAAAGCATCTAAGCTAGCGTGAGTTAAGAAATAGTTCTTAGTCTCTGCCGTAGTTAACTGCACAAAGTCTTGTTCGCGAGTAATGCCAGCTTTAAGACGGCTGCCAATCATTACGTCTAGCATTTCAGCTACTGACTTAGCACCGCTGCCTTGAAACTGTTGTCCAGCCTCAGCAGCTTTCTTAGCCGCAGCAGTCTCAGCTTTAAGAGAGTTTACAGCTTCTGTAACCAGGTTACGTTGCACAACATACGAGTTGCCGTTAGGAGCTAGCCATAGATTAGCACCTTGACCTCTTGCTAATGAAGTTTCTAACCACGTAGTTACTCCTGCCATTTCGGCATACGCAGTAGAAGTTTTACCACCAGCTAATACATGCTCAGCCGGAGTGTCAATAGCAGCTAACCTAGTGCCTGCCGCATCGTTCATTAATTTAGCATATAGCCTAGTTAGCGTTTGTAGCTTCTGTTGGAAACCATCGCCCCAGCTAGCATCTGCAAACTTAAGAACACCTGCAGCACCTGAGCCTTTAAAGTCGCTAATAGGAAGCTTACCGAAAGCCATGCCCTCTGCAAACATCTTGTTCAAGCTAAGCTCACGTTCTTCAGCTACTAACTTAATACGTGCTTTAAAATCCAAGCTGCCTTCAGCAAGGAATCTGTTTACGCTTGTAGGACGAACCAACTTATCATACTCAGCCAATAAGTAACGTGGGCTTTGACCTTCCTTCTTAGCCAGCTCGTTAGTCATACCGATTAGGTCAGGCTTCATAACCTTAGCATCAGGCATATGCAGCATGGCCGATAGCTCTTCTACAGACTTACCACTAGCAGCACCTTCTGCAATCAAGTCAATCTTACGCTCAGCAACTAACTTAATAGCTTCGTCAACTGTGCGCTCCACGCCAGCAACTTTAATCTTAAGTTCTGGGTGTAGTGTTGCAGCTTTATTAGCTAACACATCAATTAGAGCTAAATCTTTCTCCAGCGTAAAGTTAAAGCCTGCGCTCTTAGCAGTTAAACTACCAGCTGTTTGCCCAGTTTCCTCCAGAGCTTTCTTATACATAATACTGCCAGACATTCCAGTCAGACTACCATCCGCCAAAGAAGCTTCAGTAAATGGAACTACCTTAGCATTAGCTACCTTTGTAACTTGTTCTGCTTTAGGTAAGTCAAAGATGCTAGCGCCAGCAGGTTTGTTAACTACAGTATTGGTTTTTAAATCCATAACAACTGTCTGTGAAGTACGACCAGCAGCACGAACTTTCTCTAAGTTCTCTAGGGCTAAGTCTGTAGCAGGATGCAGCTTCTTAAGGCCAGCTAACAACGCACCAGCTTTTTCAATAGACGAACTACTGATGCTTTTGACCAACTGGCTAACACCAACAACTTCGCTAACGTCAGCAAACAACTCTTTAACTTTAGACTCAAGCAAGCGTTCTTGTTTAGTAATAGAGGCATCTTTGTCGGCTACAAATTTACGCCATTCAGCTTCTCTAAAAACTGGGTCTTTACTCAGCAAACCTTTGCGTTCTAGTAAGGCAAAGTCATCTAAACTATCAGCAGCCTTAAGGTTATCCAAGTTGTCTTTAATAGACATGGCTAAATCTCCGCCGGAAAGCGTAGCTTCCTTCGGTGTTAACTTACCTTTACCAACTTTAGCTGTGAATGGCAAGCCTGCTTCTAAGGACTGTGCAGCGCCGCCAATGTTATCAGCTTCGCGAGCTAAGCTATCAATCTGCCCTTTGTATGGTTTAAGAGTTTGACGGAACCCTAGTAAGCCTACTGCTCCAGCTTCTTTAACGGAACTTCCTAGCAGGCCACCTGCAATAGAACCAAAGTATAAACTGTCCGTTACTGCATCTTTAGCTAGCTCCCAAGCATCCTTCTTATCCAGATACGGACTGCTATGTAAAGCTAGAGTTGCAGCAGTATTGAAAGCTAGAGTTTCAACAACGCCTACTGTAGCTCCAGCAGCAGCAAGGTTAAGAGCTTCGCGGCTAAGGTAACTAAACGGACTACCTTTGAGTACTTCAAGCTTAGCTGTTTGCAAGCTCTTAGCTCCTAGTCCTTCAAACGTACCAATGGCACGACCTACTAAACCCGCTTCACTAGCAGTAGCCGCAGCAGTTGTACCCATGCCCATACGCAGAGCTTTAATACCAATAGTTCCTGGAACTAAACTAGCAGCGACATAGCTGGACATATCAATGCCTTCCTTATGCTTGCTGTAGTAATCTTCCAAGTCAGTATTAAGCGAGGAGTCCAAATTGCCAAGGACATTGCTCAGGTCCACCTTACCACTATCAAGTTTGTCTCCAGTCACTAGAGAATACGGAATCTCTGCTAAGTCATGAGGAATGTTTAACACGTTAACCACTGTCGCAGATGCAAACGTAGGTAAGGTCTGGGTGCCAAACTCTACTATTCCGTCTAAAATTCCACCACTAGCTACCATGTCGTGCGCTTGTGCCGCTGCGCCAATGCCGGAATACTGGTCAGCACTAGGCATAAACGGATTATTTTTATCAAGTGCCATTGTTTAATTCCTTTGTTTAATAGCTAGTGTTAACACCAGTCGTTTAAATGCTTCCTCGTTAGCCAAGTTAACTACTTGCTCTTTAGCCTTAGGCTTAGCAGAAACATCAATACCTGCTGCAGGTTGTTCGGCAAGTTTAGCCGCTGCCACAGATAGGCTAGGTCCAACTGCCGGAATACCTATTGCGAAGCCAGACAAGCTGCGTAGGTTATCAGGCGTAAACACTAAGCTAGGAGTCATTACAGTTAATGGAACTCCGTAGTCAGTCTGTTCCTTAAAGCCAGCCGCTGTATAATTTTTAGCAGAGTTATTAAGCTTAATAGCCAGCTTGAAGTAATCACTACCTTCTTGCGCTGCCTGAGCTACTGAGTACTCAGTGCCAGATTTTGAAGCAAGCATAGTAGCAACTTGGTTAGCTACATCCTTATCTCCAATCTCCTTAGTACCGTTAGCTGTCAAACCTTGCAAGTTATTAAGGAGCTTACTCTTACTAACACGAGCATAGATTTCCTGCGCTTCTTTGTCGTTCATCAACGCCGGAGCTAACAAGGTTTTGTTGTTGCTAAGAATTAACAAGTGAGGTGCCGCGTAAGGATTCTTTTCATCCTGCTTTGTATCAGCGTTATTAACAATACGATTCTGTAGCAAGCCAATCTCGTAGCTACGTTGTCCGTCCATCAGTAACTCACGGGATACGCGTTCACTAGGAGTAGCAACGGCTTTGAGTTTAGCAGCTTCAGTCAACACATCCATCTCTACTTTAGCAGCTAGCTTATTAGTAGTAGGATTAGCCCAACCACCTAAGCCAACGGCAGCACGTAAAGCAGTTTTATCCGCAGGTGGTAACGTACCTTTAGAATCCATTACCTTAAGCAAACCAAGGCTAGGCGCATCACTGTTAGTGAGTGCAACTAATTCCATAGTAGCTTTGTCTTTAGCTTTGTACGCGGCTTCAATAACTTTAGGAGATTGCCCAGTAGCAGTACCTGCATTTTCAAATGCTTTAGCTAGCTTAACTTGCTCAAGTTGTTTAACTCTAGCAGTTTCCCTTGCAGCTTCTACCGCAGCCACTCTTTCCTCTAAGATTTGTTGTTTCAAAGGGTCAGCTTCTGCTTTACGCTCTTCATTAAGTAGCTTAATCTTATTGTTCAAATCAGCATTAGCCGCAGTAATCTGCAAGCTTTGTTGCTGGAAGCCCAAGCGAGTAGACGCGTTTTCAATAGCGTTAATAGCAGTTTCTGTTTTGCGGTCAAGCTCTACTAACTTAATATTAGTTTGCCCCTTAGTCAAGGCTACCTTGTAATCTGTTTCAGCTGTATTTAATTCAAGCTTAGCTCTAGTCTCCGCTTCTGACATACCTGCAATAGTAGCCATGCCAATCTTAGCCGCAGAATCCGCAGCTTTGTGAATCTGTGCCATAGCATTGCCTATACTAGCAGACTCCGTTTCTAGCTGTTTAATATTATCTGTGAACTGCTTGCTAACTTTGCCACCAGACATGCCATCTAGTATAGCATAAATTGGATTGGACCTATTTTTATCTAAGCCTTCCTTCAAATTTAGTAAATCACCCAGGTTTTTATCTAATGCCTTACCCGCAGCAGTTAAGTTAGTACTATCCGCTGTAACATCAAAGCCTAAAGCCCTTGTCATAAAGTCTTTAGTTTGCCGCGCTTTATCTAAAGACTCTTGGCTGGCTGCCACAATAATGTTCTTGCCCGCGTCACCAAGGTTTAGCAACTTGCTAACTAAGTTAGCATTGTCAGAGGCTAGTACAGCTTTCTCTTGCTCGTTAATCTTACGCATCTCACCTTGCTTAGCTGCTAGGTTTTCAAGCGTTCCAGTACGTCCGATTAAGTCTGCAACTTGTTGTTCACTTTGGCCACGGCCTGCAAAGAAGTTAATTGCATTCTTGCCCATACCATTAGCAGCGTCTCGCAGCTTAGCGGCGTAGCTAATATTAGTTTCACCGTTGTTGCTAGTTCCTTTGCCATGATAACCGTCAGCAAAGACTTGAATATCGCCTTTAGCTTTAGTCCATTTTTCGTTCATGAACGCTAGGCTAGCAATTGTTACGTGCTGTAGATTGCCTTTCTGGTAAGGAACTCCAAGCTTATCACTTGGAAAGTAAGCTTCTGCCAATGACTTAGGATTGCCAGCCTGCCAACTATAAGCAGAATCTTGAATCTGTCCTGGGCCAATTACAGTTCTGCCTTTACCCACGTCACGAGATGTCCAGCTAGCAGGGTTAGTGCCATGGCGAGACTCGACGTTAAACACTGCGTTAACTACCTCAGGAGGCATATCTGGTGCCCACTGTTTAGCTAACTCCCCCAGCTGACTAGCAGAAGGTAAATCCTTAGGTGTACCAGAAACACTAGACCCTTGGCTAGTTCCAGTTCCTTGGCTATCTACTGTTCCTTCAATCCACATAATAATTTCCTTCTTCGTTTTGTTTAATTAGAAGCCTTGGCTATTAGAGCGAGATTCGCTGTTGCTTAAGCTATCTCCGTTATAGCCAGAATACTCAGTAGTGCTGCCGCCAGAGTAATCAATTGTAGGCCGCTCTTGAATGCTAGCTAAGAGACTGTCAAGCGTCGTTTCTTTATTTTGTATATTACCAATCAAATTATCCATAGCCTTCTGCTGGTTAAGAGCTTCCTCTTGGTTAGCGCCATTTTGGTAGCTTTCAGCTAGCTTACCTATGCCCAAGCCTAGCAAAGTCCCAACTGGGCCACCTATCAAGCCACCGACGCCTCCAGCTACTTTACTCCAATCCTTAGCTTTATCCGCAGTCCCAGAGCTAGCTTTTCCAGAAGTACTAACAGGAGAACTAGCAGCGTCAGTAGTAGACTTACTACTTGTGCTTGCATCTCCTTCTGTTCCGCTAGACTTACTGTTTCCTCCAGAGCCTTTTAATTTGCCAAGTAAGTCTTCCAGTAGGGGAGCAAGTGCAGCATTTTCTCCGACCAAAGATTTTTTGTTTTCAGTGCTGGCACCAGGGTTATCTATTGGATTCTCAACTCCAGCTTTTTTAAAGTTTTTATCAAAGCCTAAGCTTTCTCTAGTGTGGAGGATGCCTGCAGCATACATGGTGTTAAGGTCTTTAACAGTAAATTGTACTTTGTTATACATAATATAAAATTCCTTACAAACCAGAAATAATAGCTGCTCCAGCAGCCGCTAAGTCTGCGCCTTGACCTGCACCTCCTGCGCTGGCACCATTAGCATTGCTATTACTAAGGCTGTATCCGTAACTAGAACTACTAGATTCAAAATCGTTGTTAAGTAAACTAATCAATGGGTCAAGTTGGTTACGACGAGCGGAAGCATAATCTAATACAGCTTTGCTGCGCAGTGCTGCACCTTTAGCTGCAGTATTAGCAAACGCATCGTTAGCCAGTAACTGGTGGCCAGTAGAATTATAACCACCGCTACTAATCTGGCTACTAAAAATCTTAGGTAAATCAGTAATAGAGTATTGCTTAAATAGCTCTGCCACTGCGCCTTCACTATCTTTGATAGCGTTTGCCTTGCTAAACGTATCATCTGTTAACAACTTAACTAATTCGTCGTAGCTTGCATTACGTGCCGCGCCGCCTGCGCCTGAGATAGTTCTACTACTACTACTGGAGTTTTCACCTACGCCTGAGCTTGTGCTAGAACTTGCAGATGGTTTGTCCCCAAGTAAACTACCTACGGCTGCGCCACCTGCTGTTAGCGCTGCGGATTGGGATGGAGTTAATGCCATGATTCTTCCTTTAAAATAAAATTATTATAGCACATAAAAATAGCCCGACTAGGAGGATTCCCAGGCAGGCTATTTAATATAAAAACTAATTGCTACTTAGCTCCAAACTGGATAGTGCCTGCACTAAAGCCACGATTGATAACATCTGGGTCAGCAGCTTCTTGCGTAACTTTACGAGAAGCATTTATGCCAAACTCGAATAGTCCAATCCAGCTCTGATAAGCTTTAAGTCCGAGACCTGCCATACCTAACGCAAGGTCAGCAGGGTCTTTAGGAGCTACCAACTGTCGTTTCTTAGGAGAAGGCATCATTACAATAGCCATAGCAACGGAAGCCTTAGTAGCATCTGAAGCTTTAGGGTCAGTAGCAATCATGGTTAAAGCTTCTAGTTTAGCAGATTGCTCGTTAGCCTCTTCCTTATCCATAGCAACAGAAGAGTCTGCGTACTTAGCATACTCACCCGTTGCACAGCCTGACAAAAAAAGCACTCCTGCCATTAGTAGCAGCATCATTACACGTTTCATTTTATTCCTTAAGTTTTTGAGTTGGTTTACCTAGCTTAACTTTAAAGATTTCCCAGCGAGATAGTTTATCTTTACTAGGCATCTTTAAGCCTGCCGCCTGCAGTACTCCTTGGTGTTTAGCATCGCAGTCTGCTAATACACTTTCGGATTCGTTACGATTAACTAGCACAGCCTTCTCTAGCGGTTCGCCTGCCTGCGCATTTAGCTTAGGGAACTTACCACAAGGAGTTTGTAATTGCTTGCTAACCTTTATATCATTCACTACCGCTACCTGACGAGTTGTACACGCGGATAAACTCATCAGTAAGCTTACACTCAGTAGCAGCACTGTTGTTTTTAGCTTCCACATATTTAATAATTTCCTTGTTTTTCGTCACATAACGAGTTTGAATTTCAACCTTAGCTTCTGTAAATCCTACTTCAGCTTTGGCTCCATTGTTTAGCTTTTCAGTTGCGTCAGTTATTGCTAACGCTTCGTATCTAGCTACTACCTCTTCCTCACGCTGGTCGCCTGCTAAGTCCCAAAGGTAAAGCAATCCAGCAATTACTACTGCTACACCTAGTACCCAAGCTAGCAAACTATAGCTAGTAGAAGTTTTAATATTAAGGACTGGAGCTACTGTAGCAGTAGGCAATTCCTTAGGCGGTTCAATCATCTTAGTTACTCCTTTGGCACACACTCATAATGGTTGCCATCTTGTTTAGTAAATCTTCCACCCCAGCGAGCATTGACTCCAAAACTAGGGCCGATAGCTTCCCAGATAATTCCAGAAAACGTATGTTGCGAAGTTCGTTCTGCATAAACTCCCTCAATGAACAAGTGCTTATCCATAGCCAGCTTCTGCGTATGCAAACTATTAGCTATACCAATTCCTTGTTTAGCGTACTGTAAAGCTACCCACTTAGGACGCTCAGCTTCACCATTAACAAAAAACATACTAGGTAGTCCAGCTTGCTTTGCAGCTATTGGAACATACGTTGTATGGAATGCCAGGGCTAAAGCACAGCGTTGTTGGTACTCTACAGTCTTACTAGATTCTTTAGGAGGCGGAAGCAATAAAGCCAGGGTTAAGCTAACCACTACTGTTACTCCAGCTCCAACTTTAGCAATAGTGCCTGCCATTACTAGCCAGCTTTCAAGCGAAAAAAGTTAGTTAAGCAAACACGGTAACCTGCTGTAACTTCGCTAACACCGTGGCAATAATTCCAGTTAGAAGGAAAGATAACTAAATCGCCTTCCTTTGGGTTAATAGTTAGCGGTACGCCATAGTCATCAGTAATTCCAGGAAAACTCAACGCACCCCCACTATAACCCCAGCCTAACAAGCTGTCATCTTTAGTATTAATATAAAGTAACGCAGATACTACACGATTTTCAACCGCTTTATAGCTGCCGTCTGTTAGCCTAATAGCCCCATCGCAGTGCGAATCAAACTTATCACCAACGCCGTAGCCTGCTACCCACCAAGGAGATATAGCTTCAATTTCTACTCCCCAAGTAGCTAAGGCCGAAGCCTCAACTTGCTTAGTTAATTTGGCTAAAGCACTAACATTGTTGTATACAAACTTAGCGTTAAATAAGTCTGTTTTACGATAGTGCTCTGCAGAGATAGAACTTATACCATCAGGGCCATATACAGTAGCACGTTGGAAGTTGCCAGTGCCGCCGCGTGCTTTCAATACGTTAGCATAAGTTTCTCGGGTGACTTGCTGGGGCACAGCATTTGTAATTAGTACCACTGGGGATGGCTTAGCGTCTTGCAAGTCTGTGGCAGGAAACTGGGAAGCTAGCTTAGAGTATTCAGAATTAAATTTATACATCAGTGTTTCCTATTAAAATTGACTACTAACCACCTTCGCCAGGAGGAACTCCAACTGGAGGCGCTGTAGTAGTTACATTAACTGTATAAGCAATGTCAGCTAACGAATAGCAAGCACTGTTTATATCGAAAGGTGCAACTTTAACTGTAAAGTTATAAGTAGTAGTGACAGCTGGCACGACCAAGCTTCCACTAAAGCCTTGGAAATAGTAGTTATTGCTTCCATCAGAATTTGGGTCAACTCCATTAACCGATAAACCTGGAGGTAAACTACCTGCAACTACAGCAATGGCAAATGGTATATATGCATTAAGAGCACAAGCATAACTAAATGCCCAGACAGGAGCACTTCCGCCAGTATACACATTATTTGTATAATTATCTATGTAGTTTTTAGGGCCACTATTACTTAGGTCACAACAACCTCCACCTACTGGTGGGCTACCAACAGGAGGAGAACCTACCGGAGGGCTACCTACTGGCGGAGAGCCAACGGGTGGGCTACCTACTGGCACTACTATAGGCTCGCAAGTAGCTTGCGTAACAATAATGTCCCCGCGTACTAATGGCGTTAAAATTCCATCAATACATTTCATTAGGTCGCCCCATAGTACAACTCTATCCCCACAAGCTAAGTTCGCATCTCCAGTTGCAGTTGACTTTTTCAAGCTACCAACTTGGTAAACGGCATTAGCACTAGTTAAGGTAGTTACTCCATCACATTGCTTGGGCTGCTGAATATTAGTAATGGCAGCTTGGAATGTGTTGTAAATATTAGTTACTACAGTATTAAGCTGACTTTGGTTAACAAGATTGCAACACGCGATTAGCGTAGCACAATCAATATCAATATTGCCAGCGTCATCAAACACTAACGGACGGCCAGGAGCTAGGCCTACTTGCAATATGCAATTCTCAGTCATACGTAAGCCAAGACCATACGTTGGATTCAAGCAAGTTTTAACTCCTGCGCAATCGTAGTAGAACTTGCAAGCATCTGGGCAGAATTGTAGTTGTCCAGGAGGCAGTATTAAGTTAGGAATGCAACTAACAATAATAGGGCATTGGATGCAATCTGCGCTAGGAGGGCAACAGCTCATAGTTTATTCCTTATTTTCTTGGGATTCTAATTTATCTATATAGTGCTGGAAAGCAATAGGAGTTTTGTATCTCCGATACCACTTCCACATGTAGTCGATAACGACAAGGCAACCAATAAAGAGGCTAAGATAAGTTCCGACGTCAGTAATGCTAACGCCTAATATCTTAGCAACTTCCATACCAATAGGTATAGTGGCTGCCTTCGTAGTAATTGCCGTGTCTTGCATGTCTAGTTTCATTTCTTAGTCTAAAGTTGTTAAAGTCATAACGCCTAGGTCAATGTTAACGGCGAGAGCAGTAGCATTGTTAGACCTCCAGTTATTAGTGGTTAAAAGAGTTGTCACTGCTGGCACTGTTGTTCCTGCCGCCCCAGTCAAGATACCACTAGCCGTGAATGCTGTGCCTAAACGTTCTACATGCCAAGCTAGTTTAAAACCAGCTAACACAGGGTCAATCGGAGCGTACACAGTAAGCTTGTACATATCTGTGCTAAGAGTACTTCGTGGAAAGTTAACCCCTAAGTCTACCGCAGCTTGCGCAGCAGAACCCCCATAGAAAACTTTTAAGTTAGTATCTGCGGCACCATGCCCAATACCAATGCAGTTAAGCAGTGTGCTAGGTTCTACGTTGGTAGGAGCAGCAGTATTAGAGCTTAATCCACAAAACTGCCTAGCCCCAGCTACTGTTGCAGCATCTGCGCAGCCAGACTCCATGGTAAACAAAAAGCCGCCAACTGGACTAGCCCCTAAGCTACAGAAAGCATTAGGGCTTCTAGCTCCTGCTAACAAACCTGCCGTTGCTGCTGAGGTAGGATAACCAATTCGGCGTCTACGCGTCATAGCGTTAGTAGTAGTTATTGCCCTAGCAACACCTGCCGTAATAGCAGTAAATGTTCCTAGCCCACTTACCCCAGGTACTGTAGCTAAGTTAGCAGAAGGTTGCCATTTGCTAACAGGGTAGCGAGAACTATCGAAGTTTGGTAAAGTCCAACTTCCCATATTACGACTAGGCGCACTAGCGGCAGGTGCATTCATTGGAGTTAAGACGCCTGCCGCAGCGCATAAGTACCAATCAAATCCTGCCCCATTTTTAATGGCGTATATAGTATCTACTACTGGAGAATCTGGCTGGCTAAGCAGCCGTTCAAATCGAACTTGTCCCATGGTAGCTCCTTACCTACCAGGTAGTAGTTGACCAATTAAGGTTAACAGGCTGTCCGTTATAAGTAATTAAGCCCCCAGTTTCCCCAATCAAATCTAATTGTGTCTTATTAGCATGAGTGTGACTTGCAGTTACCGCAGCATCAATAGCTGCAACAGAACTTGTTGGCTTACCAGTTAGTGCAGCCCAAGTCTGAATAACGTCCAAGCTCTCAGCTTCTGAGATTTTAGCCCAAACTACTGGGCCAGTACTACGTACAACATAAGTAGCTGCGCCGCTAAGCACAGTGCCGTCACCAGTAGCATCTAGCACTAATGTTTGCTTACCTACTGTCAGCCCAGCTTGTGCGTTACGTGCAGTAATATCAGCAACTACAGTTCCAGCTGCTACGCCAGCTATTGCAGTATTGATTAAAGCTTGAATATCTGCGACTGTAGGAAGGCGTCGTGCTACACCGCCAGTGCTAGTTACATACAACTGCAAATAGTTAGGGTCAGCATCTGTTACATAATAAATAGAGTTAGCTGCAGGAGTACCAGGTAGTACTGTCTCCTTGAAAAAATTAACAAGTGCCATAATAATATACCTTAAAGTTTAAATTATTTAATTAATTACCAGTTTGCGCCAGCCCAACTTATCGTGCTACCTGAGCTAGCTCCTGGAGTTAAAACCCAGAGATTAGCCTCCCGACTAAATACAAACTCTGCTAAGACTAATCCGCTAGGTAAGCCAGTGTCAGTTTGCATGTAAGTGTCGTTAGTTTGCAGAGAAGAAGTAATAGTTGGATATCCAGCGCCAAACAACACTACGTTACTAACGTCATTGCTGCCGCCAGCCATGATTACACCTCGTAGATAATGTCGTAGATAGCTCCTACTGCATTACCTTTAAAGCGCATGTTAGCTACGTTTAGTGTGTTTCCTGGTTGGGCTGTCCATACGCGAGAGCCACTAGCAATACGAATATACGTAGCTCCTGCATCTGTGGAATAGTCAACAGCTTGGGTAGTTGGAAATAAAGCTAAGCTACGAACTACGGCTACTGGCATACTAATAACGCCATCATCTAAGCCTTGTAGGCTACCTGGATTATTGATAACTACTAGCTTAGGGGCTTGTCCAATGCCTGCATTATAGTCGCCATAAGCACCAAGTCCGTACCACTGAATCCCATAAATAGTATCTACAATATTACCAGACGTATCGCGAGCTAAGATACTAAACTCAAAGTAGGGTGAATCGCCTATTGGAGCTGTATTTCTAATAATAACTAACGCAGGGCTACAATCAGTCCCAGCTATATTTGGATATATGCCTGCTGGTAGTGCAGCTGTGCGCACCCAACCACCGTAGTGGCGATACGAAGATACTTCGTACTGACTAGTGGCCAACGCATTAGCAGTTGCTAAACTGGCTTCAATACCATCAGTATTAATGCCTAGACTAGCCATTAAACTTTCTAGGCTAGTAGAGCTAGTTTGAAGTCCTCCTAGCAAACCTTCTAGCCCATCTACATAAGCTTGTACAGCTGTCAGAGTATTGTTACCTGCTGCTTGCAAGCTCTCTACTAAGTCAGTGTTAGCATTAATAGCTTCCAGATTAGTACGGATAGCTTGTAAAGCTACTAGCTCTGGGCTTGGCCCACCACTAGCTGACGTTGGGTCTGGTACACATACAGTTACTTGCATTATTTATTTTCCTTTGTAATAAGTAGCATTGTTGAGGCAACTACCCAGCTACACACCACACATTATAATTAGCTGGGGCACCAGAATCCGTGATAAATACAGAGTTTGCATCAATGTCTGTGAATTTATAAACAGTGCCTATCGTTAACGGCATACTACCTGCATTAATCTCCACAGAACACACTGAACCCACTAATGGCTCTATGTAAAGTTCATAAACTAACTCATGGCCAAATATGTCAAATACGCTAACATCAGCATCGACTTGTATATGAGCTAGTTTAGTAGCACGATAAGGGGTATTAATATTACTTACTGGCTTTACATAATACCACTGTACGTGATTTGCTATAGTGTATATTTCTCCTAGCGGATAGTCACTATAGCCAGTAGCTTCATTAAAGCTGGTGCGATTAATACTTGTTATAGCTAAAGTGCAGCTATCTTGGTACCAATATCTAGAACCTTCCTGAATACCTGATTCTCCAAAATCAACCCAGATAGGAACTACGGCAACTAACAATTGCTGGCATGCAACAGTCCCACACAATCTAACGTCTTGCACCGCTCCAGGTTTAGGTACTGTCTGTACAATTTGCGTAGGCTTCCCAACAAAATCTGCTAGGTTGCCTGCGCAATCTTGTCCTTGTAGATGAATTTCTTCCTGTGGCGCCCAGACAGTACCAGAAGGGGGGCAGCCGCAGCTAACTTTTTGCCCGAACATTAGGCTTATACAGCTGGGGGAGTTTGAACTACTGGAAATACTCCAGTAATTTCAACTTGGCCGCCAGGAATCATGTAACCTACTGGCATGTTTTGGAACTGACCGTTCTGACGAACAATCAAATTAACATGAGTAGGAGCTGGTTTGCCGTAGCTAATAGCTCGGAATTTGTAAATGCCAGTGTCAGAACAAGTTTGAGGACATGCCATGATAAATTTTCCTTAAATAAAAGTTATGTAAAAATGCAAAGCTACCGTCTATCCGTTAATAATCAAAGTAGTAGCAGCGGGTAGCATATTACTAATTTGCCCAAAGTTGCAAGTACCAGTTACAGCACCTGCATTTATCAACACTTGGTGTGCGTGTTGTCCACCTATAGCTAATGGAGAAGCAGTTACTGTTCCAGTTAAAGTTACAGTATGTTCTGCCCCAGCGGCTAAGTTAATTCCAGCAGCTGTTAAGTTGGCAGCAGGAGTAAAAGTTACAACGCCACTAGCTATTGGTACTGCAGCTAGATTCATATTAACGATAGGGTTAGTACCAGTATTTTGAATCTTTAATGTGTATGTAACTGAGCCACCATTAGCCACTGTTAATGGCGCCACTGAGAATTGAGAGATTGCAATTGCGCAATTACCAGTAACCGTAGATTTAATCGTACCGTAGCTACTACCGCCTCCAGCAAAGAACGTAACCCCTCCACATTTATAGGTAGCAATATTAGCAGGAACTGTAACTCCAGCTTGAATGTCTGCAGCACTTGCATTGTTAGCATTAACTAAATACGTAAAGGTCTGGCTACTGTTAGGAGCTATCGTAATCCCAGTCAGCTGAATAGGAATAGAGCTAGTCAAGCCAGTAGGCAACACTAAAGGAGCTAGGATAATATCCGTTGCAGGGCAAGAATTGCTATTCTTAACCACTAGTACAATTGGAATTTGAGTTCCACTGTAGATGGTTGGGTTAAGAATCGTAGGCGTGATTGTTACCATACCTAAGCAGCTACAAGGCCCACTAGTATCAATAGGGCCAGAAGCTACTACCGTAATAGCATTTCGCTTAGGGCGCCCAACACAATCAGGAACAATTGGAGTAAACTGATAACTACCAGGCAACAAGCCAATATGCATTGTAGCTAACACTACTCCAGCATTATCGCTAGTTACTGTCCAGTAGTAATCAGCTTGTGGTCCAACTACTCTAACTTGAAAAACACCATTAGCTGGAAAGTTAGTTCCATTAAAAGTAACTACACCATTACTGATAGCTTGCAGTGGAGTAATCGACCAGTTAAAGGCACAAGTAGGATTAACTGGGTCGTTGCACGAATCGCAATCACTGTTACTTTGAGGCACACAACTAGCTTCTGGCTCTCTACCCATAGCTAACGGCCGTGTCCAGATATCTAATTTAGGTTTACATCCGCATGAGTGCAATTGGCTAGCACCACAGCTATTACATCCTGCCATAAGGCTCCTTAATATCTAATAGAAAATCATCGTAAGTTATTTGAGTTCCTACGTATTGTACTTCTGTCGCGTTAGGAGACACCAGGAAGGGATTCCCTGTTATAACACCATTGACATAAAACAGTGGCATTCCTAGTGGCTGGCTAGATATATAGCTAACAAACTTAGGGCCAATAGTAGCTACTCCATTAGCGTTAAACCCGTAGACACGATTAGTTGGCGCCTTACCATCTGGCCCAAAGAAGTTGTTAGGAGCTACAGATATTGCAAACTTGCTTAAAGCAGAAGCAGCTCTCTCTGGCTTATTAAGCTGCATGTGGATAGGTAGTAAAGAGTCAAAACCCTCTACACTATCCGGAGTTTGAGTCAGAATAGCTTGCAACATTATCTATCTCCTTGCGCAGATTCTACCTGCACTTGTAAGTTACTGATACTGAAACTGCCTGCTAATTTAAGCATAAAGCTCTTAGCTGTCAAACGTCCTGCTACTTTAAGAGTATTGTTATTGTGGATAACACAAACTGGGTAGTAATCTGGCAAGCTAGTAGCTCCATCAAAACTTGGAATAAACCTAGCTTTAGTAGACTTGTAGATAATGCCGTCGAAGCTCGCAGATAGCATGGTAGTCATCGCACTTCGGCTATGCTGGATTCTGCCAAATAATAATACAGAATCTGGGCTTAACACATCGTGAGCAAAATCTACAGTTAAGATAGTTCCATCCGCACGTAGTAAGCCAAAGCTATGTTTAACTGTAGTAGCTATCTCTGCTACTGGATTATGATATTCAAAGACGTCTACATGACTAGCTCGTAGTTTACCCCAGCGTTTAAGGGCTAGGTCATACACCAGTATGTGTGTAAGCTGGTTATTCATTCCATAAGATATGCATATAAAGCGACTCCCAATAAACGCCATTTTAATCTTTAGTGGAGTTGTGTACTTCCAGACAGCTAAGTTTTCTCCTCCAGAGTTAAACCTGACCTGCGTCTCACTAGCCATTGCAGTGCTGGCAAACTCAGCAGTACCTTTGCCCTTATGGTTAACATCATCAATGTATTCTTCCAGCCTACCACAGGTTAAAAAGTCTGTAATTTCAGGAAAGCTAACAACTCCAGCTTCTTTACTAATCTGCATAAAACCCGAGTTAGTCCACGCAAAGTGCGCTCCGTAGTTACTGTCATGGCTGACATGTTCAGTGCTGGTAATGCCAGCTGCCCCTGGAATTTCACGGAACACCCACGGCGCTTGCAGTTCACCTGACCAGTAAGCAGAGACAGCATTACGCGTAGTATAGATAACAAAGCCATTATGAATAGGCAGTACTGCTACAATAGCTCCGCGTACAAAAGTTAGCTTAGAGCTACTCGCTCCATTAGACAAACTTGGCTGAAAATCTAATGGGTCTAATGTGCTAGACCAGAACACTGTGTCCGAAGTGTAGGCGATGAGAAAGTTGTTACTATAACAAATGCCATCAAAGTCAGTATCAGTTACGCCGTTAAGTAGCACAGGATTAAGCACGCCAGTTGTAGGGTCGTACTCAAATATACCGTTACGCTCGTAGCAAATAAAAGTACGTTGGCTAACATAAGCCTTAGTTACTATGCCTCCTAATTTAATAGCAGCACTAGGAACTCCAGTATTCCAGTTAGTCCCAAATTTGTTAACGTAGTTACGCCCAGCTGCAGGAGCTAGGATGTGTTGTTGTTCGTTCCGAGTACGGAGAATGATAGCTTGGTCAAAGTCAGTGTTATCTAACATACTATTATCCAGCTCTACTTTGTAGCCAACAGACTGTAGCCCATGACTAACGGGCAGTACGTTGTGCATATAGATAGGCTGTGCAATTCCAATCTCATCATTAGCAGCGGTTCCACTAAAGCTATCAGTAACTATATAGTCTCCATCATCAGGCGAACGTACTGCTACACTCCTTCCAAAGTAAGAGCTTAGTAAAGGGAAGTGTGCGGCTTCTATATTGCAGCGAAATTCACGAATAGCCATAGTGGTTCCTTGTAGTTAATCTAATTACTCAGCAGAGTCATAGCCAATAGGATTGGCGCTAAGTATTTCTGCAATGTGCCCAGAAGGACGAGGTAGTTTACTGCCAACTAAGTTAGCGTAGAAATTAGCTTTCTCCAAGTTACCAACACTAGCAAGCACAGTTTTACTGGCTTCGTCAATAATGGCAAATGGATGTGAGCTAGCAATCCAAGAATTGTAGCGAGACTCTTCCGTAATAGGGCTAGTGTAGTATTGAAAAACAATACCACTAATTACGCCGCAATTACGAATTACTAGAGTTCCGCCTAGCTGATAGTAGCCTGCTTTAGAACTCTTGCTATCAAAAACTTCGGGTTCTAGCTTAGCTAGTGGATTCCCCACTCTGCCGTCTATTACTGGAGATATGGCTGCAAATTTGCGAAAGTACGAGCCAAGTTGGCTTAGGTCGACTCGGGGTTGCATAGTAGGTGTAATACTAAGCTTACCTTCTGTAATGTCAGCTAAGAAATAATCAAGATTGTGCATCTTAATAGTAGCACGGCGAATGGCTTGCTTAGTTTCAGCCAGTAGCTCAGGTCTGTTAGTGTTGGTCACAACCCCTTGGACTAGGTCGTCGAAGGTCATAATTAAGCAGACTTGCTGAACACGTTAGGGGAGCGGCGGCATAAACTATCTAGCTCAAAGATTTCTTTAGAGTTAGAGGTAGTGTAATAATTACCGTTAAACTTAAAGCTAGTTTTATCCCCTAGAAAAATCTCTGTGTTAGGAGCACGTGATACGTAGCTATTAGTACGTTCTGCAGGTTTCCACTCTACGTTAGGAGTCCTTAGTGCAGAGGTAGCTTCTGCTGGTACCTCAATAGTAGGCTTAGGTTCGGGTGCTGGAGCTACTGGTTTAGCTTCTTTTGCGGCTAATAACTTTTTATCCATAATGTCTTTTGCGGTTGCCATAAAATATCCTTAAAAATTAAACAAAAAAAAGCCTTGCAGAGTTAACCACAAGGCTTTTGTACTAACTAAACACTAAACAATTTTTGTTTAGCTTTGAACGGAGCCTACGCCAGTGATAATGTCAGTTGGGCTATTAAGAGATTCCATCAAAGTTGCTGAGGTAACACCTTGCATTGGGTCAACTTCAGCAGAGTTAGACTCTACTTTAACTGCCAAGCAATCTTTAACACAAGCAACGACAACTGGGCTAGTCCAAGTTACGTTGTTAGCGCCAGGTACAATAGCGAATGCGTAAGTACCAGGAGTAACAGGCATTGTGTATTGCACAGTACCATTACCGTTAGCATCGATAGTCACTGGCAACAAAGTACCCGTTGGGCTAGCGATACTAACGTTAACGCTTGGTACATAACCTTGCACAGCCAAGATAACTACAGCACCCCCATCCACAGCGCCCAAGTCGCAAGGATTGCTAATAGACAAACAAGCAGAGAAGGTGACAGGAGCAGCAACCATAATTTTCTTAGCAGCTTCACACAAACCGTAGATAACAGCATTAGCTTCTGGCACCATGTTTGCAAGTGTAAACTCCGTAAGGAAATCACCACCATGCGCATCTTGGCCAGTATCGCCATCGTAGTTACCTTCGTCATTAACATCGGCGTTAAATGTGTGGTGCCGTGTGCGGCGTAGATAATTAAGTTCCAGCGAGCTAGGGTCAACAACCAAAGCCATGCTAGACCACTCAGGGTTCACGTTAAACAATGGATGCTTCAAGATTTTAAAGTTACCAACGTCTGTCTGGAACTCAGAGAACTGCATACCAAACTTAGTAGTCTGCATGTTAGTCTGCAAGATACCATACTCACGACCCAATGCGTTAAGAACTGAGTACGCTTTGTTACCTACTAGCAGCAAACGGTCATTTTCCATCGTCATGTCAGTGGACACATCGAATACACCATTAACCATATTACCTAACTGCTCGAAAGTAGTTGTGCTGGCTGCGTAACGAATGTTGCTAGGAGCATGTTGCTTAATCTGGCTAATGATACCGTCCATCTTACGTAATGGCTGGCCGCCTTCAAAGCTAGAGTGACGCTCGCCCCAAATCATAGCCATTTCTTTTTCAATCGCGTGGAAGCTGGCGGCTTCTGCTTTGCTAGTAACAGCTACTTTAGCCCCAGTCATTGGATTTTCAGCGTGCACAGTTCCAGTCAATGCCCAAGAGTTACGGAAAATTTGGGTAATATTATCCCACTCTTCATAGCTGTAGCTCTTAGCTAACGGACGCAAGCTGCCTTCTTCGTAAGCGTTACCAATCTGCCAAATCATTGCGCCAGCTGCAATAGGCAAGCCTGGACTAATACCAAATGCGCGACGAACGATGATAGAGTTAGGTCCTGCGATAGACATAACTCGCATTTGCTCATCAGTGCTATTAACTAAAACTACAGCACCTGGAACAAAAGTAGTTGAGTCATCTACACTAATCTGCATTTGAGCGCCAGTAGCTGCAGCTGCAACAGGTGCTGTAATAGCCCCTCGGCTGAATACCATAGACTTACCAGCCCAGTGGTGACGATGGCTAGAAATGTTTTGAGATTTAAACTTAGCAGACAGCGCTGTAAGCATAGCAGGAGTACCTGGATATTTAGTCAGCAAGCGAGAGTTAAAACTCTTCTCAAGTTGATTAGGAGCCCAGTTAGTTGTGTTAAAAAGTCCAAGAGTTGACATTTAAAAATTACCTTATTAAAAAAAAGTTTGTTTTTTTCCGAATCAGTGCTTTAGATTCTTAATTAAAAATTAGCAGCTTCTGATAAAGCCTTATTTTGCAATCTAGCAGCCTTACCTGCAGTTGGAGCGTTAGGGTTAAAGCTAGCGGCAACTGTAGTTAAATAACCAGTCAATTGTTTGTTAAGGTCGGAAGCCGAAATGCCAGGATTAGCAGCTCGGATGTTAGTGGAAAGCATATCACGGAGAGGCTTAGTTGCGGGGTTGGAGAGGAGAGGATTACTGGATAATTCTTTGTTAACGTCAAAGTCTTGCAAGCGCGCAGCTACAAGGGCTTCTACCTGATGAGTAACAGTATCGTTAATTCGTTTTTGCATCAGCGTATTACTAGCTGACATAGCTTCTGTAAAACTAGCTTGAGTTGCCATGTTAATAGCTTTACGCATAGCCGCTTGGTCACCACCTAAGGCAGCAGTCATAGTAGCTTCGTCTACAGAAGAAGAAAAATCAATGTTAGCAGCAGCACTAGCTAAATTTTCTTTATTAACTGCTGCAAAAGGGTCAGCGCGCTCTGCGGGCTTATTAGGGTCAGCCTTTGGAGTAAATAACTCTTTGTAATCGTCCAAAGTTTTAGGCTTATTAGCCTCTGCTTGTACAGCTGCTGCTGCTTCTTCAGCTGCCCAAGGGTCACCATTGTTAGCTGCGTCAGCTTGGCCTTGGTCACCGCCACCGAATAAACTTTTCATCTTAGCCATGAAGCCTGAGGCATCTTGATTAGAGTTACCTGCGCTACCGCTACTTGTTTGCATACCTGTTGGCATAATACTACCTGCTTTCTATTTACTTAGTTAAAAATCATTACTTAACCGCGAATGCGGTCTTTGAATTCTGTTAAAATTTCACTCAACACCATAGCTCGTACTTTATTATCTAGTACTAACGCAGCATAAGTGGCTGGGTTTTCAGGAGAGAAAGGAATATTAGCTAAAGTAGATACTGCCTCTACACGCATCTCATCTAAGAAGTACCAGGCGTCTAAAGAAATAGTGGAAGCTGCTAGTCGCTTATTAATAGCCTCCATTTCCACTTCACTTAAGTCTTGGCGTAATGAGTGATAAATAACTAAAGGTTGCAAGCTGTACTTAGGTTGCTGCTTGTTGTTGCTGTTGTTCACTAGGGTTTCCTTGTTGTGCCTGTTGTTGAGCTAGCATTTGTTGTTGTTTAGCTGCGGCTTCTTCTTTAGTAAATTTAAACTTACTTAAGTCTCGTAAGCCTTTTACACCTAAAAGATGCACAGTCATATCAGCTACGTTGTATTGCATAGACAATTCAGGTGAAGTAGAAATTGTCTGGATAGCCGTTATTATAAGCTCAGAATTTGCTATGCGGTCAGCGGGGATTAGTCCATCTGCAACTTTAAAACTAGGAATTAACTTCTTTAACTCAGATGGAGAGATAGTAACTTCTGTCTTAGTTATCTGACTCAGTATTTTATCTACAGGTTGAAACTGAATAATGTTACTGCGGGTAATTTCTTTAAGAGGAAGAAAGAAACTATCTTCAAGGTTAAGCGCCAAAGCTAATAAACGTTGTCCACTAGCAGCCATAGATTCGCTAAACTGGTCATTGGTTTTATTGCCCTTGACAAACTGCCCACTATCAACTTTATTCAATCCTGAGATATCATTGCCAAAGCTTAGTAAGCTACCAGTCTGCTGAATCCTACTGCCTAGTGCTCGGTCTTCATAAGGAATGGCGTAGTAAGCTTCTTGTAAACTACGTCCAATAGCAGATGTTCGTAGTGGAATTTTAGCGGAAGGATTAGGTGAATTAATGTCCCGTTTGTTAATTAAGAAAGGGTCGTAGATACCTCGGTCTGTTAGCATACGACGATTACTTTTAATCTCAGTAGTAATCAACATCGTAGCAACTTCTTGGAGCTCTTCTAAGTTGTGGTTAAACGACTTAGCTTGGTCACCAATACCTTCGTCCAATAGTTGACAAAACACAATAGGTAAGTAGTTGTGTTTGTTGCTTAGCTGTGAAGTAGAAATAATTTTAATACCATTTACAATGTATATCTCTAGCATACACTGCTGTTTAGGATTAATTATTCCAGCCGTAGCTGTTAATTCCAGGTCACTAGGTAAAATGCGAAGGTATAGTTTGGTAATTTCGTACATACCTTGCTTACGATAGCGAGAACTAGCACTCTTAATTTCATGTTCGTCTAAGTCAAAGTAAATTGCAGAGTCTTCTGCAGTAACTCGCATGCCTGCGGTTGCAATATTAGGAGTTACATAGGTTTTATTCGATAACCCGCAGTCTTCGTAAATTTCTTTACGTTTGGCCTCTGGGATATCTAGTTTATCTAATAAACGATGCAGTCTAGTTGGGCTATATAACTCTACATAGCCTGCGAAATCTCCTTCTTTATGAATATCCTTAGTTCTTACGCTAGTGTCATAGAACGTATTGTACATGTCCATGCGTTTAAGCTTGTTACCTTGCCAGATAATTTCAGTCTCTGGTAACTTAGTACCTGCTGGCGCTTCAGCTAAGGTAGCCGCCGAGTAAGTACTTTCTGTATCCCACACAGCTTCCACTGCTAACTTATTATACTTAAGCCCGTCTAAAAAAGCTACAGATAATTCAGATTTCCACCCAAAGTGTTGGCTATCAGCTTCATAAATAGCAGTGTATTGGTTAGCTACTTCTTGTAAAGAAGGAGGAGCTACTACTTCAAAAATAGGTTCTGGAGTTAAAAAGATATTAGTTAGCTTAGCCCGGGCAGAATCTACCTGAGACATAATTAAAGGAACTACAAACTCAGACTTGTTATCTTGCACTGTAGAGTCTTGCTTAACCTTCTTCCAGCGTGCAAAGGTAGCGTCTCTAGCTTCCATATAGGTAGCACTTAAGTTAGTCTGGGTAATTCCGCTTACCGCTTTTGTGTATAGAGACATTAAAGCTTTTTCTTGCTTTTCAGTTAGTTTAATCATTGGTTAATTAGATAAAGTTAAATTGCAGAAGTTTCGTGTTCGGGAGCAACACCTATTTCTAGGTATTCTTCCGAGTCCACATCCGGGATAGCTATCATTAGTCCATATTCATTCACAACACGTGGTGCGTAAGCTACTATATCTAGTACGTCGTCTACGTTATCAGTCTTCTTAGGGTTAAATTTGTAGATTTGATTGATAACTTCGCTAAGAACTCTAGGATGCAGGGAGACTTCCTTACTTTGTAGTTGTTTAAGCATTGTTAAAATACGAGAATTCTTAGATACGCCTTTAGGAGTAATTGGAATCAATGTAATATGCGTAACTTTAAGCGCTCTTAAGGCTTCTTCAAACCAAAATAATAAAGTTTCTTGGTAAGCTACGGATTCTGACACAATAGTTACACATCTATGCTTGCTACACAACCCAAGTGCGGCAGAGATTGTTTGCTTAGGAGTAAAAACTTCATTAAGTAAGGATACTAAGTGCGGCTTGTTGTCGTAAATTTCAAAATAACCTATTACTGTGTTATCGCTAGTCTTTTTACGGCCAGAAGGGTCAATAATTACAAAATTACCTTGATGCACTTCGTCAGCAAAGTCAAGAACTGCTACTTTAGACTGGTCAAAGGATGCTTTAAGCTGGGGAGTTGGGTCGTTCATCTTTTCAGACATAAAGATTGCGTCTTTACCTAAGCGCATCAAGCCTTCTAGTTCGTCGTAAAGGTCGGTTACAGGGTGTAGCTCAGGCCAAAGGCTCTCACCGTTAGCTAAAATAGCTCCTGTAATAAAGCTTGTCCAGTCCTTACTGTCCCGAAGTTTTTTAAGTATACAATTTTCAGTAGGATACATGTTACCAACAAAGATATGCTGGCAGCCAAATGGGCTACGAGTCATAAGTAAGGTACCTAGCATCCAGTTAAATAACTTTTCACTGCTTAAGTCACTGTCAGCATCTTCTCTGGTTTGAATATCGTCCATTAGTTGTATGTCTGGGCGTTTGTTATTTCTAACAATACCTCGCAAACTACTACCAGCGCCCATAGCTGCAAGCTTTAACTTACGCCCAGCAAAGCTAAACTCTTTATCTGTTAAAGTGTTCTTGCCGCAGTTCTGTCTCCAGTCGCCAAATAAAGAAACTACATTGTCTCCCGTTAGCATATCTGCCACGTCGCTAAGAAAGTTTTCCGCCATGCGGTCAGTAGCTAGAGTGATTAAGATAAATCGTTTCTGGCTAAAGATGATTAGATAGACCACAAATAGTTTAATCCAGGTAGTCTTAGCAAAACCTCGTGGAAAGCCTAAAGCATATTTAGCAAAGTTACGAGGAATACTCTGTGTTTTTACTAATTCGTCAAACAGAGCATGGTAGTAAGGCGGATATGCAAACTTAAAATCCTCTGGCATAACTACACTAGCGAACGCGTCTAAGTTAGTGCGCATAGCATTTATAATGCCAGCCCTATCTACACTAGCGGAAACTGTTTGTTCTACAACGGCTGGCAGTTCCATGTTAAGTTAAATAGCAGAAGGGCTAGGTAACTGATAGCCTGTAGCTTTTAATGAAGCTTCCAAAGCTTGCAATTGAGCAGTTAAGCCTAACCGTTTAAGGTAATCTAAGCGTTGTGGAATAGTCATGCGAGACATGGCAGCAGCTTGGCAAGGAGAGCATAAACCCTGACCTGCTACATTAGGCTGTGTGTTAATCATAGTAAGCTTTCATTAGTTAAAATTAGTTAAAATTAGTAAAATTAAATAGATTCTAAGTCTTGTCTGGCTAAAGCACGTTGTTTAACTAAACCAGTAGGCATAGTAAGTAGTTGCTGCCCACCAACTTCCAATACTTCGTTGTTAGCAGATTTAACCAATGTTAACTGCGACATAGGCACGTTAGGAAAATTAAGTACGACATTAAAGCTATTGCCTTGGCCAGCAGTCTGAGCGGGATTAGTATCTAGTCTACGCTTAGCTACGTTAGCTGCAGTCACAATCTTTAGTAACTTCATTGGGTCCATTAACTGAGCTTTCTCTTCCACAAGCTTAAGTAAACGTTCCGTGCCTAATAACTCCAGCCTGTCATAGGCATCATCTATCTTAACAGTTTCGCCAACATGTTTACTGCGGAGTTCGTTAATCTTAGTTCTAGCATCTGGGTCGTTATTTACTTGGCTAACGTAACCTTCCGTTACTCCAGTAGCTCGCGCAATCTCAACTCCGTTAAGGCCTTTAGCTAGTAATTCAATAATTTTATCTTGCATAGGATGGATTCTTTCATAGGCTTCCGCGTATTATAGCGGATTTTTAAAATTTTATTTAGGATAGAAGGGATTTCCTTAGATGCTTGTTTAAAAAGTTTAGAAAAATTTGTTTGTCTTCTAGTAGAGTACAGTACCTCAGCAACTGAAAAAGGTCTTACCCCCCCTCTCTATATATTAGAGTTAGACTGTACGGTATAGGTTAAGACTGAACTGTTTAGTATTTAAATGCGCGGTGCAGTTAGTTACTAAGGATTCGAGAATCTAGTGGGAACTGCTAAGGATTGGCTAGCGTCCAGTTGGTTACATGGTTGTTAAGATGCGGCTAAGGATTGTAAGGTTTATGTTAGTTACAATCTGTTACATATATTTATTGAATATTAGGGAACTTTTTTGTCGCTCGGTTGGTCTAAGGTAGAGGTTAGAGGTTAGAGGAGTTATTAAGATTAGAGTAAGTAAGGTAATAGTTTATTTACTTTGCTAGTGTTGTTAATAAGAGACAGATTCAGGGTAGGCAAAAAAGTATAATATCTCTGTTAGCTAATTAAATAGGTTAGTTAGTTAACAGAGCAATTATGCTCTATTTTCAAGAAGAGGAATTATATATCATGGTTGATTCATTACACGCAAGCACAGAGGTTAACAATACGGAAGTTAACGCTAACGATATTAGCAATATTGGCTTAGGACAATTAGTTATTGGCGCTACCTTGGAAATAGGCAGCAGCACTAAAGGCGGTATCACTACTAAGGCTAATTACTATAGACTGACACCTGAACAAAAGAAAGAGTTAGTTAATGCTAAGTTAATTACTAGTTCTAAAGATAAGGTAGATTTTGCCGTAAATGTTAAAGCCATTGATACTAAGGGCTTGATTGAGTTCATTCTGGAAAACGTTGATGTCGATAGTAATGTGGATTCTAAGGTCATTACTTACCTTAAAGATACGTTCTACGCTACTTATAAAGAAATGGCTAACGCTGCTTACAATGCACAAAGTAAAGTAATTAAATTAGAGCTGCTAGATTGTGTAGAGTTCGCTACTATGGCTAGAAGTAGAACTCGGAAAGCTATCAGTTTCACTGGTGAGTACTTTAAATTGATTGAAACTAGTTTGATTGAAGCAATGATTAGTTATGCTAGGGATGATGTTAAGAAAATTATTTCCTTTGAATCCGCTAAAAAGATTATGCAAACCATTAAAATGTTGTTAACTATAGAGCAAATGATTCCTACTGAGAAACAGTTAGATACGTTAGCGGGAATTTTTAGTCATGTAACGGATACGGAACTTAGTAGCAACTTAGGAGCAGTAATTCAGTTAAAGAATGAATTGTTTAATCGTGCTAATGAAGGAGACTTGGAAGACTTTATTTAAGTTTGTGGAAGTGGAAAGGGATTGTTAGTTAGAGTAATTAGCAATCCCCTACAACAACTAAATGGTTGTCATACAACAACAACAACAACCGATTGGCGGCACCCCCCCCCTACCCATTTTC